GCTTGCCTTTGCAACAATCGAGTTGGTGCCAACTGAGTAGTCACCAAAACCCAACCACTTGGACACTGCTGCGCCCAAGCTGTTCCCCGCCGCACTACCTGCGGCCGGCGCGCCCACATAGGAGCCCAATGCGGAACCGCCGAGTCCCCCGAGTGAACGGAGGAGCTTACCGACGGCCCCAGGTTGTTTAGCCTGTACTGTGACAGGTTTAGTGGTGGCACGTTTACGTACGCCCACCTTAACTTGCTTCTTCTTCGCCATGCTTGTTGTGAATATTGGTCAAAATATTATAGGTGCCGAAGGAATGCTGGCGGCGCATTCTTTACCAACCCAATACTCATGTCACAACCTTCGATTCCACCGATTGTGACTTTGCTATAGTAATCCTCCAATGCTATCTGGTAATCCGGGGGGACACCAAACGCACTGTAGAAACTGGCGCGCGCCTCATCCGTAATCAGACTATTGACACGCATACCTGTACCGCGCTCGAGCATGCTTGTGTTCTTAAACACAGCGCTCTTAAAGCGTTGTCCGGCGCTAACTCCATTGCGCCGGAAGCACGAGTAGAACTCTTGAAGCACAGGGCAGCCAGGCACCGTGGCCAACCCACACTCTCCCACTGCTCCAAGCCACTTGCGCCACACCTTATCATTCTGCAACGGCATTAAACACATGGGATCCTTTTGAAGGCATGTGCGCACGTTGCGGACCATTGTCCACCCCACCCCCAAGTGAACGGGATGGGACTGACAGAACTCAATCTGCTCGAAGGTTGTGACGGGATCTTCCACTGTCATGCGGAATCCATAGCACTCAAAGAATGCCGGTACGGTTTCCAGGACTACTTGCAAATGCTCCTGTTCTATGAATAGAACGCAATCATCACCATTATTGGCCAACTCGGCTTCGATACCCAGCTCATCACACATGGCCCAAATTAATGAACACATAATGATGCAGTTGCCCAACGACGTGTTAAGGTCGCCGGAACAACGAGTGCCAGGCACACGGAACGTCACGGTTCCATCGCCACAGTAAGCTTTGCCACGATTGTACAACTGCCATAATAGCAATC